TGGGGCCGTTGTGGAACAACGTGACCGCGTAGGGCTGGGGCTCCGCGAGTATTCGGGTGCCGGCATCCCATAACTTCTGCAGGTCACGCCAGTGCCCCTCCCTGGCCAAGTCAAGCCATTCCTGGACAAAGGGGGGATGGTGGACGCCGGCCTCGTCGAGGACGGACCAAACCATCAGTAGGCAGTCGCAGGCGATGCCGTCCTCGGGGTGGGCGCCGAAGCCGTGGGGGAGACCGATCCAGCGCATCCAGGTCGGCATCAGCTCACCACCAACGTTGCCGAGGTCGGGAGGGCGCCGACCAGTCGCGTGTTCAGGTAGCGGTTGGGCACCTGCTCGCGGACGGCGTCCAGGGGCGAGGTGAGTTTGAGCAGGATCTTCTCCGTGTCCATCTCGTAGCGGGCGACGCGCCAGATTTCGGTGCGGATCAGGGCGGTGTCGGCGAAGGTCTCGGGGTTCAAGGAGACGGTCTTGAGCTCGAGCAGCCAGCCGGAGTTCACGGCCTCGGCGAAGACGTTGACGGTGATGGCGTTGGTGCCGGCACCGAGGGTGGCTTCGGAGCGGTCGCCTCCTTTACTGCCGGCACCGGTGGAGACGGCGAAGGGGACGAATTGGTAGGTCACGCCGCCGTAGATGCGGGGCTGGTTCACCGAGAAGTTCTGGTAGGCGTGTACCGGTGAGGTGGCCGTTCCGTTGCGCTGGGTGAAGCGGGCGTAGTTGACGAAGGCGAAGGTGCTCATCAGTTGATACCGACCTTGCGGCGGGAGGTGACACTGTTCTGCAGCGCTTCGAGGGTCAAGGCGCGACCGCGCTCGGCGGCTTGGGCCATACCGCGCTGGTGCTGCTCGGCGGTGACGTAGGTCACGTTGTTGATGACCTGGGACTCGAAGCGGACGTCGAGGGGCTTGGGATTGTTGATGGCGGAGACGGTTTCGCGCTCGGAGCGCTCGGCCATGGCTCGCTCGGTGGATTTGGTGAAAGGGATCGCAGCGCCGTAGAGAGTGGAGAAGGCGTTGGAGATGGAACCGCCCTCGGGGCTAGAGCCTGCTCCGGACCTGCCCGTGAAAGCGATCTTGTCGTTGGAGATGATCGTGCCGTTGCCTTCGGGGACGAAGAGCTCGGGGCCGATCTCGCCGACGATGTAGGGGCGGCGGGCGGAGACGGGGCCGCCGGCGGCACGCATGCCGATCGGCATTTGAGCGAGGGGGACATCAATGCCTTGAGCCAGGTTGGCCCCACCACTAGCCCCGCTTCCGGCGAAGATGCCGCCGGTGCCGAACATGCCGGTGATCGAGCCCAACGCGCCGAAGATGCCGGCCAGACCCATAAGGGTGCCGTAGGTGCCGCCGCCTTTGCTCATCTGCTGGGCTCCTGCGATGCCCATGGCGATGCCCGCGATGGCCTGAGTGGCGCCCTGGAGGGCGGTGCCGAAGGTGAAGGCTTTGGGGACAGTCTGCTTGGCGCTGGTTGCCTGGGCGTTTAGGGCAGCGGCGGCCTCCCCCATAGCTTGTTGATACGTCTCCGCGTTGCTCGAATAGGGGATGACCGGAATCTTGGTGGTGCTTGTTGGATTGGCGCCGCCCTGGCCACCGAGCTGGGAGGTGGCTCCATTTGAGCGGGTGTTGGCATCGATGGCGATGGTGTTGGCCCCCAGCGCCCGGGCCAGGTTCTCCTGAGAGGTGATGATCGCGGCGCGGGCTGCTTCCTCTGCGTCCTGCACACCGAAGACACCCTTGAACATGCTGAACATCTGGTCCTGCATGGGCTGCAGGGCGTAGTCGAGGAACTTGCTGACGAAGCCGCGTGAGATGGTCTCGCCGAAGTTCTGGACTGCAGAGCCCAGATCCTGTGCCCCGCCCAGGAGTTCTTCCGCGAAGGACCGGTGGGCACTGAGGAAGATCTCGGTAGAGGAAGCGGCGAGGTCGAGGCGGGTTTTGAAGGCCTCCAGGGCCTCCCGCATGGGGTGGAGGGCCGCGTTAGTAGCTTCGTACTGGGCGCGGAGCTTTTCGCCCTCGGTGAAGACGCCCTGCACTTTGGTGGGATCACTCAGTACATCGGGCGGGAGGGAGAGCAGCTGTCCGGTGACGAATTGCTGAGCGTTCAGCCCCGAGCGGAGGTTGGCTTTGTCCAGGGAGTAGCCGCCTGGGATGAGGCTTTGAAGGAGCTCGGTGAACTCGGTGAAGGACTCAGTGATGGCGGGGCGCAGGTCCGCGGCGGCGCGACGTGCTTCGGAGATGTTGTTTTTGACTTGCTCTATTGTTAGAGCATTCATCTGCTGGGCAACAGCAGGAAGTTGATCCGTGAATTTCTTGTAGGACTTGAGGACTTCGAGGAGGCGAGCCACTTGAGGGGCCTCTCGAACTTGAGCGGGCCACCCCGCTGCGGCCTGCATCATGGTGGTCGCATCAAATTGACGGGCGCTAGTAACGAGACTTTGGATTGCCTTTTCGTACTGCTGTTTCGCGGAATCTTTAAGCGTTTTGTCGTTGCGGATTTGCTGAAGCTCTTTGCTCGCGTAGGTGTCGAGCATGACGTCCAGCATCATGTTCAGGTTTGATCGGAGCTGCTCGAGCTGGGTCGGGAGCTGCCCTTGCGCCAGTGACTTGTTGGTGAGCTCCGTGTTAGCGGCGAGTTGACGGATCTGCTCGTCGAGCTCGCCGATGTTCTGGACACGCCAGAGGTTGGGGTCGTTGATGCGCTGTTTGAACTCCTCCATCGGACGGGCGAAGTCCAGCTGATTCATTACACGCATGAACTCCTGGTTCTTGCGGAATGTCGTCTCGAGAGCGCTCCGCATGCGGGAGGTCTCGCGATCGACGTTGAGGAAGGAGGAGAGATCCTCCATCTTCGGGGGAGGCGTTGGCGTGGTCTTACGCCAGCGGCCTGTGCCGAGTTCTTGTATTGAAGTCTGGTGCGCGAAGGTGCCGCCCTGGGACTGCCCAATGAATGACTTTGCGAGCGTGTTTGCCTTATTGATAAATTCAGCTTCAGGCAGCTTGGGGTTTAACAAATCAGGATAATTTTCCTTCATTGCTGACATTACTTGCATCGGGTTAGATGCAGAGCTCAGCCCCATCGCTCTCCCTGCACCAAGTTTAAGGAGTGTTAGAACTCGATCGGCGCTTACACCTTGCTGGGCGGCAGCGTTGAGGAATGCGGTTTTCTCATCAGGAGTGACAACAAAGTCTTCGCCTTGTACGGCGGCGGCCTTGAGGGCGTAAGCGAGGACTTCGCGGGAGGCGCGGATGCGCTCTGCGCTTTCGTAGTCGACGACCTTCTTATTCATTTCGCCCATCTTTGCGCGGAGCTTGAGGGTTTGTTCCTCCAGGCGATAACGGTAGTCGTCGACTTGTTTTTCGAGCTCGGCACGGCGAGTGGCCATGTCGAATTGACGTTTTTCGCTCTCGACTTGTGCGTCAAACACGCCTTTTTGGTATTCGTCGAGGATGGAAGCGAAGCCCTGTCCAATGGACCCGAGATTCTGGTTCTCTTGCTGGTGGCGGCGCTCCATCTCGGTGCGCTCTTTGGCGAAGAGCGCTTCTTTCATCTGCTGTTCAAGACCGAGGACTTTCTGCTTTTCGGACCACTCGAGATCGGAGAGTTCTTTGTTGATGTTTTTGCGTAGTTCTTTTAGTTCTGCTTCGAGGGCAAAGCGCTCTTTAGCTAAGAGTTGAACGTCCTCGGTGGCTTTATTGCTTGCATCGGTGCGTTCCTGCGCTTTTGTTAGATTCTCCAGCTCTTTTCTTAGTTCAGCAGCCTGTGCCCGTCGTGCGCGCAGCAGTGCATCAGCGAAGGTTTCTCCATTCTGCGGCTTAACATCAAAGTTGCTAAAGTTCATGATGGCAGCTACTTTCTTCATCGTCTGTGTAAAAGCATTTTTGTCCGCCCCCATCTCTTGAATGTCTCTGATCTTTTCTGTCAGCTCTCCGTAGCTCTTTGTGACATCGGATATGCGGTTAGAGAGTATCGATCTTTCTAAGTCACGCATCGCCTTTGCGGCGGCGGAAGCGTTCTCCCCGAGCTCGGCGTAGACCGTGCTGAGGCGTTTGACGGCAAGTTCAGCGCGCGTCTTATCCGATATATTCTGCTGCTGCTTGTTGAACTTTGTGAAAAGTTCGTAGATCCCCAGCACCAGGAGCTGAACTGCGGCCATCTGGATAAAGAAGATCCCTATGTTCTTGATGAAGCCTCCAACCATGCCGGCGGCTCCTTTGCCGACGTTCTCGAGGCCAGATTTGATATTGCTGCCTAAGGTGTTGATATTACTCTGGACACCCGCTGCAGTCACCTTGATACTGTTCAGGGCGGCCTGAGCTTCAACGCTGAGCTCTTGGAATTTGACGCCTGTTCGTTCGAGCGAAACGTCAAGTCGGATGAAAGCTTGGCCGATGTTTGCGAGGGCGACGGCAATCTGAGCGAACTGGGGGCCCGCAGCCTGGGCCATGACAGCGAAACTGACGATGGTTTCGCCGATCTTGACTGTCAGTAACCGCAGGGCGGCGATCACTGCTTGCACACCTGTGGTGGATATCCAAATCAGTCCCTGACCGATGGAGACAAGACTGCTGGAAACAAAAGCAACAAGCTTTGAAATTCCGATAATTACGTAGTCAATAGCGCCTGCGATAGAGCGGATGACTGTCTGAATCACCCCGCTCGCTTGTTTGAGCAGGGATATAGCTCCCCCGATTGCTTTACTGAAGGAGAAGAGAACACGAACCACCGGCATAACACCGATGCGTTCCAGCAATCCGAAGTCGATGGCTGCGGCGTTGATCCACTGAGCTAACGGCATTTTCAGGATGTCGCCGTAAAGCTGCATCAGCGCAGTAAAGGCAGGTACTACGGTGCTGTTGAGGATATTGGCTAGATTGATGAAGGCTGAGATGTAGACCTTGAGACTCTCTGCTTTGAACTGTACGAAGCCTTCGACCAGGACTTTTAGGCCTGAAGCTAGTTGAGCGACTGCCTTTACGATTTGATTGACTAAGTTGGCAATAGCAGGACGAAGATTGTCAATGTACTGCTGTACTTTTAAGAAAAGGTCAACGGCGTACTCTTCGCCCTTGTCAAACGTATTGACTTGTTTGCGCTGGGTTACGCCCTGTAGAAGAGGCGCAGCCGCGGCGGCACCAACCACGCCTTTGCCGATGGCACCGAAGCTGCGACCGAGGGCGTCGGCGATACCGACCGAGCTCTTGAAGACGAGCTGCAGCCTTTGGTAGAGGACAGTCAGCCCCTCGAGTAGGGGGTCAAGCATGCCTTTGCCCAGGGAGCGCTTGACCTCCTCGGCGAACTCGTCGATGTTGCTGGTGATACCGGCGAAGCCTCTGGCGGCGAGTTCCTGGCCAGCGGTGAAGGCGCGAAGCCGCTTGGTCAGGAAGCCGACCAGGCCCTCAGCGGAGGTTTTCGCCTTGGTGACCTCGTCGTTGGTCAGGCCAAGAGAGCGCGCCAGGACTGAGTTCTGATCGATCGTTCCTGTCAGGATCGAGCGGATTTCCTGGGTGGCGTACATCGGGTCAGACAGGCCCAGTGTCCCCAGCGCGGCACTGAAGGTGATCGCCAGGTCTTCGGCATCTTTGAAGCTCCCGCCGATGTCGCCGATCTGGGAGGCGACGACCCCAAACACCTGGATGATCGCGTCGGAGGTGGTTCCAGCGATGTCGAGAGAGCGCCTGCGGATGTTCTCGATCGTCTGGTTGACAGGGCCCTCTAGCTTGAGGATGGCCTCGTACGGATCGGAGATCCGTTGGCCGTTGACAGCGACGTCAGCGGTCGAGGCGAGAGTCGTCTTGGTCCGCAGCAGGGATTCCTGAAGGCGGATTTCACGGCCGATCGTGTCGTTGAAGAACTGCCCAAAGGCGCCCTTCAGGATGCCGATGCTCTGGGTGATGCCGAAGATCGTGAATCCGAGGTTGGCTACACGCTTGGAAGCTTCATCGATGCCGCGCGTCAGGCCACTGAATGTGCCTTGCAGGATGTTCTGAGGTGTGAGCTTGGTTAGCCCGATAATGCCGGATTTGAGCTTGTCGACAGCGACTACAACGCCCTCGATTACTTCCTGAAAATCGTTGATTCGACCACCCAGCAAAGGCGTCTTGCCTGCTATCTCCCAGGTGGTTTTGATGACACGACCTAGTGTCTTGAAATTTTCGATGATGTCATTAAAACTTGGGAACGATATATTGAGCTTTCTATCTTCTGTTACTTGTACTACTTTCTTGTCGAGTTTATCGACTTTCTTTTCGGCCTCCTCGGTGTTAGCAACAACACGTACGGTGTAGTCGGCCACTTGTACTCCGCCCTCGGGTTCCTCTGGATTAAGTGTACGGCTACCGGCTTAATGGTGTTCGAAGAGCGACAAACACATGTCGTGGTATGGCGTTTCGTTTGACTAGGTTTACAAGGACGTGAATGGTGGTTTCAGATGGGCCTTCCGGTTCCTGCGATTCAGGCGTCCAATCTGGATAAGGGAGAAAGTCTTTTGCATCAATCTTAGGTGCCTTCGACTTAGACCCTGAGAAGCCATGCGCGATATTGATCAACACAGATGTTAAGCGCGCTGTAGAAACAGAATAAGCGTTTGCTTTTTCTTGTTCTAAGCTGGAGATGCGGTCTAAGACGCGCCTGATAACTGCTATGGGCGTGCGCAGGAAGTTGTTGCGATTAAAATCTGCACCCAGAGGTGACGCTTTTAAGCGCAGATAAATATCGTCCCAATCTGTGACGGGAGTGCGAAGGTGTTGCTCGCACTGTTCTATTGTTTCTTCCGGGGAGGCGTCTCTGTGGTTTCTTTGGCGTTTCCCGGGACGTCCTCGTGCTTAGGCCATCCGTCGCGCTCCCACAGCATCAACTGGAAGATGTTGTCCATCAGCTTGGTAGGCATCTTCTCGGTATCCGTTGTCGTCCAGTCTTTGAGCGGAGTCCAGTCTTCGCTGTCGTCTAACTTGGCTTCTGCTCTGTATTGCATGAACAGCGTGACAAAGCTGATCTTTTGATCTGTAGCATTGACACCTTGATTCTGCATATCTTCGATCTCTTCGGCGTATTCATAGATGATCTCGGGGGCTTCTTCTTCTGAAGCGCCGATCTTGGTCATAAGATCAACGGCCTCTTTCGTGGTTATATTTTTGTCTTTGGCGATGCGTTGAGCCAACTTCAAAGACTTAAATGTAGCTTTGCTTTGTTTCTTGGCGTATTCCTCAATGTGCCGGGACTCTCCGGGAACCAGGTCTTCGTAAATTGGAAAACGAAAAGGGCCAACTTCGTAGTATTTTTCAGCTCCGAAGAGCAGTGAAGCGTACTTGCTCATTGCGAATAGGGAGCGCCACCTGCCACGCGCGATAAGGCGTTGGCTGATTGACGAGCTCGGGGGGAAGTTCAACCTCCAGACTAGCGCCGTCATACGCTAAGCGGATACGATGGCTCTGGACGAGGGGTTCCAGGTAGAGGGCGCCACAGTGGAGCGTGTCGCCTTCTTCCACACAATTAACTGCAAAGACCGTGTTGATTGGGTCTATAAGAATGTCGTGCTGCATAAGTGCAAAGAAAAAGGGCCCATTGCGGGCCCTAGTGATTTGACGCGCTCGGGGATCAGGCGGTGCGGAATTCGGTGGTGAAGCCCTGGATGGGACGCTTCAGACCGGAAGCGGATGCGGTGCCGTTGGCGTCCACCGCTTGGGTGATGGCCCCGTCGAGGACGCGCAGGCGGTAGATGGTGCCGGCGGCCAGGTTTGCGGCGGGGTTGATCGTGACCACATTGCTGGCCAGGGTCACTGCAGCGGGTACAGCCACGCCGGTTGAAGCCACTTCCACACGGAAGCCAGAGCCGTCGGGCTGACCGAGTGCGAGCTGGGTGAGCGGGGTGGAGCCACCCGAAGTCGTGACGTAAGTCACGGTCAGGTCGTTGCCCACAACGACAGCGCTGGCGTTGTCGGCGGGAACCACAGTGGCGAAGCGTCCGCCGGTGTTGAGGAAGAGCAGGCTGGACTGAACGCCGCCTGTGTTGATGGCGGTAGAACCGGCGTCATAGCGACCGAAAACGGGGCGGGCGCGGGACATCAGGTCGAACGAGATCTCGGTGAGTCCCTCAGCGGTGAGGTTCTCCGAGTAGTTCTGGATCACGGCGTTGAAGCCCGTGAAGTCGTAGATGTAGTTGCCCGAGGTGCCGTCGGCCTGGCCCAGCTCT